ATTGTAAATTTCTCTACTTGAGCTACACTAAATGTTTTAACGATAACCTTCTCATCTAATGGCTTCTCGTCTTGTGATTCATATACATATTTATCCATATTTTCTCCTTTCTAAGCTATTGTTCCCCCGTTATTTCCTATTATAATCCAACCCTCATTATCAGCGTATGTCAATGTACAGCCAGTTCCTACAGAATTATCACCAAAAGTTATCTGAGTTCCTCCTAACAGGGTAGCAGGGGTTATCTTCCAAGTATCACCTGCAAAAGAAGCCACACAATAGATGTGTTTAATCTGCCCTGATGTGCCATTGGCTAAAGTTACATTGTCAAGGTCATTATCATCGTTAGTGGTTACTTCAGTGTTTACAGTTACTATAGAAGCCGCTACCCCTTCACCTGTTGCCGTTATCGCATCAGGGGTTGCCACAACAGCTCCACTCAAAGTTAAGCCGCTTGCCAAGATGGTTTTTGTTCCACTAGGTGTTATCGTCAAGTCCCCATTAGTATCGGTTACTAGGGTTGTATTGTCAGTAGCATCAAAACTAATCTTTAATCCTGTACTCCCAAATACTTCTAGTTTTACATCAGGCCCCGTTGTCCCAATGCCGACGTTGCCTTCTATTATCATTCCACCGGCTGGCGCAGCCACTGCCCCATATGTTCCTCCTACTGATAGATTCCCAAGGATACCTAATTTTGAAAGGGGAGCCCGTGTTCCGATGCCAATGTTAAGCGTAGGTGCTATAAGAAACGCATTACTTCCCCAATACGAAATAAAAAACGAATTTGTTGTATCATTAGTATAAGATGTTCCGAACATCCAATCACTACCATTTGCCGCTTTTAAACGAAAACCCACCCTATAATTAGAAGCATTTGTACTCTCAAGTCTATATTCAGGATTGGTCGCTTTAACATGGAGTATGGTACTCGGCCCCGTCGTCCCAATGCCGACGTTGCCGCTACTATCTACTGCCAGCCCTTCGTCCCCCCCATCTCCAGAAAGCCAATTGCTATTTAAAACAAGGTTACCGTTGTTTATGTGTACATCATGATTTGAAAGAATCTGTAGGTCAGTTGCATTTCCTCCAGCACCAAGGCTTAAGGCCGCTGATGCCCCCGTTGCCGAAATATAGTTTGTAGAATCTCTAGTGAATAAAAGGTAATTACCATGGTAAGTAATCTGAACACTTCCAAGGGTTCCTGTAACATCAAACAATTCTTCAGGACTAGTTGTCCCAATCCCCACCCTAGCATTAGTAGTATCTACATTAAGAACATTAGTAGAACCATCTGCTTTGTTTATTTGAATAGCAGTAGTGGAGTCTGCTGTCGGAGTGATAACCAAAGGCCCTGTCATGGTGTCGCCCGTTGTTTTCAAATAACGCTGATTTAATGTTCCATCTCCAACATAGAAGTTCTTTTGGTCAGTTGTAAAAGCTGGCTCACCAGCAGATAATGTTGGTAGGTTTGCTTCCAACCCCCTCTTAATTTGTATTTTAGTTACTTTACTTGACATATTGACCTGTCATTGATATACTATAATTATGTGGTCTATTAAACATAAACAATGCTTCAAATGTGGAACTAAATCTGTCCCTCATTCTGGACATGGGTTTTGTAAAAAATGTTACTCTAAATGGATAGCTATTGAGAAGAAAGATACTCTCCTTGAGAATAAAAGGCGATACAAATCTCGCAACAGACTCATTGTTCTTTCTAAAGAAAACAAACGTTCTCGCAAATCTAAGACAAGAAGTGAATATACTAAAACTAATGTTTATAAGGGAATGAAGGCTGAGAAAGAAGCGGTTAAAATATTGACTGGCTCTACAAGAGTTAATAAAAGATTTAAGGCTGAACAACCTTTTGATGTTATGTGGGATGGAAAAAGAGTTAATGTTAAATCTTCTCGTCTTGCCAACTATAAGTTTTCCTTTGGACTTGCTGGTACTCAGGTAAACTGCGACTATCTTTTTTGTATGGGATACATTGGAGATAAACTTTCTAAATGTTGGCTTATTCCATCTAATGTTTTTCCAGCTACAAAGAACTCTGTTGCTTTTGGTCATAAATCTAGTAAGTTTGATAAATATCTTTTTCATTAGAATGCCCCCCCATCTATTCCAGTATCAATAGAGGCAAACTCTACTGAGACATCATAACCATCTATTAACACTCCAGCATCCGCAGTTAGATTTCCCTCAAGATTGTCGCCCGTTACATTGACATATCTGGTGTCTAAGAATGACTTACTACGAACTACATCAAATTTCGCAGTAATCGGATTAAAAACTAAGCTCATGCTTTGGTTACAGTCGCAACCTCATTGCTGGCATTGTAAGTCAGCGTTAAAGTAGCAACCGTAGTCCCCCCTGAACCGCCTGTTTTAAAAATAGCAGTTTCAACCTCTCCAACTCCATTACCAGCAGCTACATAAGTCAAAGCAATATAGTCAAAGGCAGTTGGTACCAGGTCTATTGACTGAACCATTCTATCCATCCCCCCAGTAGATGAATTATAAACCAAAGCCTCTACTGTCGGAAGATTAAACTCAGTGTCAAAGCCGAGATTCTGCATCTCCTGCGGTGTCTTATTTATTTTGTCTGCTGCCTTAGTTATTGCCATAGTGTTCTACCTTGTATTTGGTTTCATCGGTACCCATTAAAAATTTAACATATCCTGCTAACGCTTCAATTTTAACGATCTTACGGCTTTCATCTTTAACACCAGCCACTTTTTCCATTTCTTTAATACGCTTTTCAACTTCTTTAGTTTCATTTAGTAATTCACCTCTTTCTATTTTATCTTTTAAATAACTTTCAATCAAACCAATTTCTTTAGGGAAACCCCCCGTAGGATCATCCCAAGTCTCTCCCAGCTTAAAGTAGTCTACAGTATAAGGATGGTGGTGTTCCCCCTTATAATCGGTAAAAGGCACTTCTTCTCTTTTACCCTCGTCAGCACTCCGATCAGGTGTTATTCCCTTTGGCATAACCTCTGGTGCCGCTGGTTCTGCTTTAGCTCTAAAACTAGTGTCGCTCGTTTTGGTACTTGTCATTTTTAAATACATCCTCCCTAATCTCTTTAACATTATCATCTCTACCAGCCCTCTTCTCCCTAATTAAGCTCTTCCTCATGTCTCTAATCACCCCAGACTCCTTACTGATCCTCTCCCCAGCCCTCTCCATTATCTTGCGCAGTTTAGGGTCTCGCGTATTGCGATGATCTCTTCTTAATGTTTCCAAATCGTTTTTTCTTGTATCCATGTTGTTTCCTTATAAAGTCAGGAGATGTTATAAGGTCATCCCCCGACAAACAACTTAGTTATCTGTGAACCGTGCTGTTAATACCCAATTACTGTTAAGAATCTTAGTTGCGTAAGACCCTGCCCAGGAGATTTTACTAATACGCCCTGCTGGGGAATTAGAATCAATCAAATTAGGTAGAATGTACAGCTTAGGTTTATCTTTACTCAAGTCGTAACATCCTAGTGCGTCAGCTCCGTGGACATAAGTCCAGTATCTGTTCACTAATGATGCAGCCGTGGATTGAGCTTCAATTCCTGAAGCCAAATCTTTATTCAACATCCAACGTACTTGGTAGAGTTCACCCATTTCACCTTTATATAAATCCTTTACATCGGAGTATTCCTTTGCTGCGATCCACACCGTGTCGCCAAGTAATTTATATTTGCTGTAAGAATCGGTTTTACCCATATACATACCATCCTGGTATTTCCGAGCCTTATTGAGTTCTAGAGTTCGTACCATCATTCTGATGTTACAAGAATCCAAAACATCGCCAGCTGCGATTGAGCTTACAAAATGGCCATTGGGGTAGTACGAAGTACCGTTTGCTAGTTCCTCACGAACTAAACGATTCAATGTTTCTCCCATATTTTGACCAACTAAAGCAATCTTCTCTTTCATTCCTGCATCTATTGATACTAAGGATTGAAAACGAGAAGTGTTCACTGTTAAACCATACTCAGATAGAGTCATGGTTACAGTTGAAGCTGTAATCGCACAAGTAACAGGGTTGGAAGCCTCGCCAATATTATCGGTGATGATAGTCAAAGGATCATATCGTGTAAAATTTACAGAATGACCTTCACCATCAGGATGAGTCCGAATTTGAGCGCCCTCTTTTAGGACATACTCATACTCTGCTCTCTTCAAGAAAACTCGCTCATAATATGTGCTAATTTCCTGAACCAATCCACCAGTCGTTGCGACATTGGCATTTTCCGACCCAGTTCCGCCTATACCTACTGTCATTTTATATTCACCTCACTTCTAAAGCTATGCTAATAGCCAAGTCGTTTTGGCATCCTTACTTGCCCGAACTTATCCTAGTAGACTATCCCTAACCGTTCTTCCATCTCTTCTTCAGATAGTTCCTCAAATTTCTTCTCGCCGCCTTTTACTGAGGTAGGCCTTGCAGCGGTCTCTGATGCTTGCTTGGCAACGTTTTCAGTAACCTTTCCTGCCTCTTTCTTTACCGCCCTTTGGTAGGGTTTCATCAGTCTTGCGGTGAATTTCTTCACTGATGCAGTATACGGGCTAGCCTTTACATGGGCTTCAACCGCCTCGGTAATAGTGTCGGAAAGTTCTCTGTCAAAAGAGTCACTATCAGGATCAAGTTCAGGATACTTAGAAACAACCTCTGTCGCCTCCTTATCAATTCTATTGATCGCCCGTTCCTTCCTTAGCTCTAAATTGACTAATCCCTGGGCTGTTAAAGTAACATCCCGCTTATAGTCATCAAGACTAATTTCGGCTCCAGGCTCAACTTTGGGTTTAAATTGCTCCTGACTAGCAGGTGCAGACTCTATTGGAGTCATCAATTCCCCAAGTTTTTCGGTTAACGATTGAGCTTTTGTTTCAGCCTCCTCAGCTCGTGCTTCGGCTAGCTTCTTCTTTGCATTAAGCTCCCTAATCCGATTGCTTGCTCCCTTCTTGGAACCTTCCTCTGTTTTGGCTTCCTCCGCTTTGGGTTCAGCTTGCGCTTCCTCCTCTACTTCAACAGCCTCCTCAGTTGATGTTTCTGTACTTGGCGATGGTACTGGGATTCCACCAATGTCCTCTTGTAACGCCTTTTCCTTTTGAGTATCATCCATGATGATTCTCCTTTCTTACGCACCGATTAACGGGTTATGCGAGAACCCCAAGCCTGGAAGGGCTTGTAGCTGGGAGACTCCTGCCCGAAATCCCCCAATTACAAATCCTCTAAGATCGGTTCACCATTTTCTTTAAGTCCAACAAGCCTTTTTTCAGTGCCAATCCAAATCCCGTGCTGAAGTTCACAACTTTTACATATAATGTACGGGCCTTGTTGCCGCCACTCATGGTTACCTTTCGGCACAAACTTGAAATCTGGTCTTTCAAAGTTAAGTACCTCTTCTTCATTTTCCTCTACTTGCTTCTTCGGCATCTTCTACCTTATTTAACACTTTGTAAACGATCCCCTTAGCTAAACTTATAACTATTGCGTTCTTACCAATCTCTTCAACGGGCGAGCCTTTGCTAATTGCTACTTCATTAAAGGTCTCTAGGTTAATAAGTAAATCGTTGATATAGTCTTTTAGAACCTTCCAAGCACCACTCTTAGCAAACTTAGCCATAACTATCTCTTCGTCCTTAGGAGCTATCTTTGGCTCCTTCTCCCGAACAAACTGCTCTATCTTAATGAACTTACTAGGCTTGGGGCTGCTCATCTAGTCCTCCTGTTGGTGGCCCTTGTTGTACTGGAGGTTGTCCTTGAGGTTGAGGTGGCACTTGGTTCATCTCAAACTGCTGTACCGCCTGGATGAGTCGTTCCTTGTCTGCTGCCAAGGTATCATCAGCCATCTCCTCGTCGGTTTTCTCCTCTAGTATCTTGTCCCAATCCTGAATCCCTGAGCTGGCAACTATCCTCTTAAATAGTTCGCCTATCTTTAGGGTATATCCCTCTTGGCTCAAGACCTGAACAAGTTCTGGGCTTTGAATAAATAACTGTAATAGTTGACCTAAGTTCTCTTGTTGGCTCTTCTGGTCTACTGCATAGGTAGAACCTGATACCATCTCGTAGTCGTAAAGGATTGATCCCGTCTTGCCTGTGTTGATAGATAACTTACCAGTCTTTTCGTTATAATCCTCATCTGCTTCGGGGTAGACTCTCTTTAAGTCGGCAATCTCGTCCTCAAAAAGCCTAATAGTAATCGCCTTAGACTGCTTCTTGCTGATAAGGTTGACCATCTTTACCATGACCTTCTTTAAGAATTGCTCCATATAGAAACGATCAGCGTTGTCTCTGGTGTTCTCTCTGGTTTGCTGCATCTGTAAGGCTTGTGGTGTCTTACCATATCCCGCCTCTGTTTCTGCGGTTACTGTGGTGTCGGTAGTGCCGAACATATTGAGTAAGGCTGAACTAGCAATATTGTAGGTGTTGTTAAAGGTAGCTATCCCCTTGGGGTTTAAATCTAAGACCTTAGCGGCGTTGTCTACCTGTCCTCTTACTAGCCACTTCTCGGCAGCTCCCCATTTGATTGAACTCATTGCCGCGATATTGTCCTTGTTAATTAAAGCAGGTGGGAAGATAGACATCTTAACTGCATCTAAGTAAAGATTCCACACTGAGTTGGTTACATTCTGCATTGACCGCCCTCTTTCAAAGTCTCCCATTCCCATGAAGTCATCTATTAAAGGAATAGAATACTTGCATACTACAGGCAGTTCTCCGTTCTCGTGAGGATTGTCTTGCTCTCTAAATACTAAGTCCGCATCTACACTAAAGTCAGTCCACTTATCTCTTTCATATTGAGTTAGAACCTCAAAGTATCCTGCTTTGTTAGCAGCGATTGACTCAGGGTATTGTGATGACTCTCTTTTAGATATATCGTTACTACTCCTAGAATCTTTAGAACCAGTCTTATCCTTCAACTTGGCGATAACCTTAGACATATTCTTGTATTCTTTCTTCTTAGCTCTACTCTCAAACCAGCTCAAGGGCTGCCAGGTTCGCACAATAACATAGTCAGAGTCCTCTAAGGATACCGCTCCTACTTGAGGGAATACATCCCTGATGTTGAGCATCCAAAGATCAGGCCCGATATAGTCGTTTGCTTTAATATCCCAATCCACCATGGCAAAGAAGTTACCATATACATTGGAGTAAATATCAATCATTCGGAGTTTAGTGAGGAAATCAAACTGAGCGTTAGCGTGGGGAAGTACATACTTATCTAATACTAGGTTCATTAAGTGAGAAGCGCTGGTATCGTTCTTGGACATACCCCTTACTTTACCAGTAGGGAGTTGCGCCATAACTCGATAGCCTCGCTCTAGTGTTAGGGTAGTAAGTTTGGGATCAAAGACTTGGGACTTAGTTTGCTCGGTTATTGAACCAGCTAACTGATTGTGGAATAGTTTCTCTAGATCGTCCCATAAAACTCTTTTCTCTCGGAGATAATTATAAGCGGCTTCTTTTCTTGTTAGGATTTCGTTTCTTTTCTCTTGTTTCTTCATTGTTTCATTAAAAAAGCGCCCCACCTGGGAGCGCCACACCAACTTAAGTGTTTAAGCTAGCAAAAGACTAACATGACTGCTAGATTCTGTCAAGTTCTTCTGCCTTTGGCATCTTATATTTCCTTCTTCTGCTTTTAACTATATTTAGAGTCTTTAGATCAGCCCTACCGCCCTTAATAGTAACATTAAAGGTCATTTGCCCGTAAGGCGATTGTTCAATCTCTCTTTCAATTATTAGATGAAGAGGCAAGTTTTCCTCTAATAACTTCCTCAACTCCAGGATATTTTCTTTTAGCATCTACATTCTCCATTAAGTTGTAATCAGTAATAAATCCGTTGTTCACTCGTAATACGAAAGTAAATAAACCCTCCTTCCTGGCTCTAATATCGTTCTCTAGGTCTAGATGTGGCTTAACATTGTGTTCTTTAATTACTAGATCGTACTTCATTTCTTCATTAACTGCTCTAACATTATATTCGGCTCAAAAACACTATTTACTATCTTAGGGGCATACATCTCCCAAACAGGGTCTCGGTACTTCCATTTCTTGTTTTTAAGAAACTCCTTGTTAAACTTGTACCTTCGGTCAATCCCACCATATTTAGTAAAAACTATCTCCCTAGGTAGTCTTTTTCTCTTTCCGTTAAATTCCCACCAAGTAAAAATCATCCCATATTTCATTATAAGCTAATAAATCCCTTCTTCACTAAACATAGCAGTATCATCTGGTAAATCCACAACATCCTCGGTCGGCTTTAAGCTCTCTAGTCCATACCTAACGGCATCCATTGCATCACTAAAGGTATGTTCGGGTACATTGATGATCTTACCTTCTTTGTCAGTTTCCCATAAGTAGTTACGATATGCCTTGATGATGTTCAAACTGCGCTTGGTTACGCTGATCCTTTGGTCTTGGACATACTGTATCCCCTGAAGCACACTACCCTGCCCTTTCTGCGATGGGAGGATGTTTACCCCATAGCTTCGTATCTCGTCAATACTCTTAGGCTCGGCACTATCAGCTATTGTTAGGGTATTACTTGCGTTAAGTAGGGTGTCAGCCAGTTGCTTGTTGCTCATACCCTTGCGGTGCAATATCTCATCTAAGATGAACCCACCATCATACTTATGTATCGCTACTATGCTTGAAGGGTCATTAGAGTAGCCAAAGTCCATTCCATTGCGCTCTAGTCTAGCCTCATGGGGTACTTTGTCAATCATCTTCCAGTCAGTAAATATCCTACCTTCGGCTTCACCTAGTAATCCCAATCCATATACACGCCACCAGTTCTTGTTACTTTTGCGCGCTTCAATCGTTTTTACAATCCTTGGGTCTAGGCTTTGATTATCCTTATAAGTTAAGGTTAAGAAGTCTACATCCTGCTTGCCCAGTATCTCCTCGTACCACCAGAACTCAGATACGGGATTCCAATCTAACCATATTAACTCTTTACTTCTGATCTCCAGTTGGGTGTAGGTCTCGTAGGAGATGTTGTTAGCTTCATTTATGAAGAGTATATCCCTTCTAGGTCCACGCACCTTCCCTGGCTGATCTGCACTAAAGAACTCAATCTTAGAGCCGGTAGGAAATGAGTAGATGTAGTCAGTCTTATTCCAACTATCTCTTAACCAATAACCGTGCTCTTCCATTATATTGCGGAAATCTCTGATAACGCCTCTCTTAAGGTGGGGAAAGGATTCTGATACAACGGAGATGAGCTTACCTTTATTAGACTGAGCCTTGTCTACTAACCACAGCATTATTGAAACAGTCTTGCTTGCGCCTGTTCCACCAGCTACTCCTCTAATTCGTTTCTTTAATTTCAACAACTTGGTCGTCGCCTTTACTTCCTTGTACATTTGTTTTCCCTCCTAGTATTGGCTTAACATTTATCTGAATCAACGTTGATGGTGCTTCTAACTTCAACCACTTAGATGCAATCTCTACCGCTTTTAGTCTTACTTGGTGGTCTGGTACTGCATAATCTGGCTCGGTATGAGAAGATATAACTTTGTTTGCCTTGGTAGCATCACCAACCACATCAACTAACTTACCAAGAGATAATCCCTTTGCTTCCATCATAACTTTAACAACATCCTTAAGTTTTGATAGGGTTTCACTTGCTAATGCTTGAGCAGAGTAAACATTCTTGCAATTATAGACTTTCATTGCGCTCTTAGTGCCATTGCCAGTCTTAAAATATTCGGAAAGGAATTTGCTTTGCTTAATGGTTAGTTTTTTCGTCATGGGACAGTTCTTCTGCTATTTTAACATAATCTTTAATTGTTCTTTTAATTATTCGGTTCTTTACTGACCTTACATGTTCAAAGTCTGCTGGTCTAGTTTTCTTAAACCACTCAAGAAACCAAACACTATTCTGATGAGCAGAATCACGGCCAAAAGTGTGATGGTAACTACATAACAAAACCCCATTCCTTTGGTTAAATCTCAAAGTGTAATTCCTCCGGCCAACAACGTGGTGCGGATTATTACCAGGTCTTGAATTACAAATTTCGCAACGACCACCATTCTTTCTTCTAATTGCTAAAGACCAAGCCTTATCAGCTTTCTTCTTAGCTCCTTTTAGACTTAATTTTCTTGCCATAACTTCTTTATCTTTTCAAACAACCAGCAAATACTACCAAATAATAGTGAAACTCCAAAGGCAACTATGGATAATAAAAACCCACCTAGGTATAGTATCACTAAGAACGTAGCTCCTATCATCGCCAATCCTAATATAGTATTAAACATTCTTCACCTCCTTCCTTAACTTCTT